CGCTTCGTGCCGACCACCGAGGCCTACCAGCAGGCTCACCCGACCATCGCAGGCGCGACGATCCATCGGCCGATCATCTGCGGCCAGGGCGCGCTGATCGAAGGTGACTTCGCAGGCATGGCCGCCGCTGACGTTGCTCCGGAGAATTCGGAGATCGAGGTGGTGGACAACATCGCGATGGTCACCCGCGGCCCGATCGATCGCCTGGCGCAGATCATCGCCCAGTCCTGGTACTGGATCGGTGGCTTCACCTGCCCGTCGGACACCACGGCCAACTCGCAGATCATCCCCACCGCCACCAACGCGGCTTACAAGCGCGCGGTCGTCATCGAGCACGTCTGATGGCGGCGAAGACGAAGGCGGTCGTCACGAACGGCGCGATCTCGTCGCAACCCACGGCCGGCGTCAAGTCGGTCGTGGGCGCTGCACACACGGTCGCCAAGGACGTCAATTTCCCGTACCGCGGGCAGCTGATCAGCCTTCGTGCCGACGAACCGTTTTATGCCGACTCCGCGCTGCTCGCCTTCTGCGCGGCCAACGGCATCACCGTCACCGCCAACTGAGGAACCCTCCATGGCAAAGACTGCAAAGACCGCGAACACCGACGCTTCCGCTGAGAAGCCGGTGTTCGAACCTGCCCACATGACCATCGTGGCCGGCGCTGCTGGCGGCGTCGGTGGCTTCCGCGACTGGCACTACGTCGCCAAGGGCACGAACGAGGACTTCGCCTCCATCCTCGAGCCGGGCTACTTCTCCCGGATGGGCCAGATCGCGCATCAGGACCGCTGCTATGTCGTCGCGAAGGACTACGTGGCACAGGTGGTGTTCGTCCGCGTTGAAGGTAGCGACGAGGTGACCGCGCTCGAAGCCTGGTCCCTCGACATGCCCGAAGATGTCGTCGATCCCAAGGTCCAAACGCTGCCCAGCGGTGCGGATGCACCGGCGGGCTCGAGTGGATCCGGCGCGGCTGCATCCTAAGGCCACGACGATGACAGCCTTTACCGAAGCGGAGCGTGTCCAGATCCGCCGGTATGCGGGGTACGAGGCCTACGGGCCTGGTGCCTCGGGCTTCCAGGGATGGCGCTTCTTCCAGGCCTACGGAAAGCTCGAATACCGGCTCACCAACATCACGGACGAGGAGCAGACGCAGGTGCGTTCGTTCCTGACCACGCTCGCGCAGTTGGAGGCCGCCATTCCGGCGACGGGAGACAACCTCGACACGGATGTCGCGGCGGTCTGGACCCACAACAAGAACGAGCTGCGTGACCGCATGCGGCTCTACAACACCTGGCGCGGCGAGCTGTGCTCCTTTCTCGGCATGCCGCCGGGGCAGGGCATCACGAGCGAAGGCGCGTCAGGCATTCGACTGGTGGTCTGATGGACGGCGTTAAGCTTCAGGGCAAGGTCTACGCGGGCTACGCCCAGGCGGCGAAGCGCATCGGCCTCACGTTCCAGCACTACCGGCCGATCAATGCGCTGGGTGCGATCGACGAGCACAGTCTCGTCGGTCCTATCCTGGCCAGCTTCAACGCGCTGGACATGAAGTACGGTAAGGCGAGCGCCTACGGGAAGCCCGTCTGGTACTGCCTTGCCGATGGTCGCCTGCTCGCCGCGGGCGACTACCTGGTGCACGGCTCGTCCACGTACTTCATCGCCGGCATGCAGCCGCTGCTCCCGATCCTCGCGGTCGAGTGCAACCGGATCATGTCGTTCTTCCGACCTCAGCAGCTTGCTGGAGCCGGCGCGGTGGGCTACGGCGGCAACACCATGGCAAACCAGACGCCTATCGCGGCTGGCTTCCCTGCCTCGGTGCTACAAGGCACGAAGGGCGAGCGGAACGACACCGGCCTTCCCGGGGACGTGAAAGTCCCATGGTGGGCCGTGCTGATCCCGACCTTGCCCGGCAACGTCCAGCTGCGCACGGATGATGTGGCGATTGACGAAAATGGCCGGCGGTATGTGCTCGCCAGCTGTGAACAAACAGACCTCGGCTGGCGGCTTACCGCAGCAGAGGCGGGCACCTGACGCAGGAAGGCACATGGCAGACCTAACCGACGTGCAGAACGCCGTCGTCGGCCTGCTCGCGCAGGCGCTTTACCCGAACGGTACGGCTCAGCCATCGGCAACCGGCGATGCAACAATCGTCTATCCGGGTTGGCCGCAGGCTTCACAGCTGGATGCCGACCTAGCCGGACTCTCAAACGGCACCGGTGGGCGCGTACACGTGACGGTCTTCCCTATGACCGGCGAGACGCTCCAGCCGGCCTACTCGAATGCCTGGGCCCCGCTGAGCCAGCAAGCGGCGACGGTGACTATGTCGATCGCGGGGCAGGCAATCACCCTTGGTGGCACGGTGAGCACGCCGCAGAACGTTGCGGTGCTCGCCGGGAGCCAGGCTTACACCTACGCGGTGGCTGGAGGTGACACGCTCACCAGCATCGCTACGGCGCTCGCCGTGCAGATCCCTGGCGCATCCAGCAGCGGGGCTGTGATCACGATCCCCGCAGGGGTCAAGATCGCGGCGGCGCGCGCCGGAGGATCTGGCCTCATGCAGCGCGAGCTGCAGCGGCGTAAGCGACCCGTGCAGGTCACGATTTGGGCCGACACGCCGGACAGACGCGACGCGTGCGCGAGGATCATCGACGTGGCACTCGCAGCGGTGGAGTTCGTGGGATTGCCCGATCAGACTGGCGCCAGGCTGATCTACCAGACCAGCCACCAGATCGACGCGACGCAAAAGGCCAACCTTTACCGCCGCGACATCATCTACTCGGCCGAATACTCGACCACGCAGACCCAGGCGGCGACGGAAGTGGTCGTCGGTCAGGAAAACATCCAGTTCGGCGTCGTCGGTGCCACCGCGCCCGCCGCCACCAAGACCATCTACCAGTGAGGGCGCCATGGCACGACATCTGATCGTCTCCGAACCGTTCGGCGACTACACCCGCGGCAGCCGCATCACCGATGCGAAAGAGATCGCGGCTGTCCTCGACTCCGACCAGGCTGGCCATGTCCTGCCGATCGACGTCGAGGATCCGCCCTCCCGTACCAGCCCTCCCAGCGCCGCGGACTGAGTCCTGCGCTCCACGACCCACGAGCCCGCCTAGAGCGGGCTTTTTTTATGCCCGGAGACACCCATGACTCAGATCGTCCAGCAGGGCGCGATTAACACGACCGCGCTGATCGTCCCCGACCTTTACGTGCAGATCGTTCCGCCGGCGGTCTCGCAGCTCAACGGTGTTCCCACCAACGTGCTTGGCATCGTCGGTACGGCGAGCTGGGGTCCGGTCAATGCACCCGTCGTGCTGGGTAGCTCCGCGGCCTACGCGCAGCAGTTCGGTGCGATCCAGAACCGCAAGTACGACCTCGGCACGGCAGTTGCCATTGCCGTGCTGCAGGGCGCCAACAACATCGTCGCCGTCCGCGTCACGGATGGCACCGACACGGCGGCATCTGGTGCGCTGAGCACGAGCATCACCTTCACCAGCAAGTACACCGGCACCCTGGGCAACTCGGCCAGCGTGCAGATTGCCGCTGGCAGCGCGGTCGGTAGCTTCAAGGCTATCGTCTCGATGCCGGGCCTCGTCGCCGAGGTGTTCGACAATATCACCGGCACCGCCAACGCGTTCTGGGTGAACCTCGCCGCTGCGATCAACGGCGGCCAGTACGGCGTCCGATCCGCCTCACAGCTGATCGTTGCGACGGCTGGCGCCGGCGTCACGGCTCCTGCCGCCAGCACCACGCCGCTCACTGGTGGAACGGACGGTGCCACCACGATCACCTCGGCTGTCATGGTCGGTGTCGACACGGTCCCGCGCAAGGGCATGTACGCCCTGCGCAGCAGTGGTGCCAGCGTCGGTATGCTCGCTGACGTCGACGACTTGACCACCTGGTCGGTGCAGGTTGCCTACGGTTTGTCCGAAGGCACCTACATGATCTGCGTCGGCCCCGCCGGCGACACGATTGCCAACGCGGTCACCACGCGTGCAGCGGCCGGCGTCGACAGCTATGCCTTCAAGCCGATCTTCGGCGACTACTGCTATTGGGCGGACCCGGTCGCCCAGGTGACGCGCCTTGTGTCGCCGCAGGCGTTCTGTGCGGGCCGCCTCGCGAACCTCGCGCCTCAGCACAGCAGCCTGAACAAGCAGATCTATGGCGTCGTCGCGACTCAGAAGACCAGCCAGAACCTGCAGTACTCCAGCGCCGAGCTTCAGACGCTGATCCAAGCCGGCTGGGATGTCCTCACCAATCCGGTGCCCGGTGGCAGCTACTTCGGCATGCGCGTCGGCCACAATGGCAGTTCGAACCCGGCGACGCAGGGGGACAACTACACCCGCATGACGAACTACATCGCCGCGACGATCGGCGCTGGCATGGGTAAGTTCGTCGGACGCTTGCAGTCCACGGCTGCGAACGACCCGCTCCGTCTGGAGGTGAAGGCAACGCTTGATTCGTTCTTCCAGGCGATGCAGGACCAGATCCAGATCGACAGCTTCACCAACCAGTGCGACCTGAAGAACAACACGCCGGCCCGAATCGCAGCCGGCTATCTGCAGGACGACACCGCGGTGAAGTACCTCTCGGTGGCCGAGAAATTCATCGTCAATGTGCAGGGCGGCCAGACGGTCGTCACCAAGCAGACGCTGCAGTCCTAAGCGGGCAGCGATTCATCACCACCTAAGGGCGCCCATGGTGCCCTTTCTCTTTGGAGAGAACCATGCCCGCAAATGGCTTTACCGTCGGCAAAGACGTGTCGATCAAGATCATCACCCCGGCCGGAAACTTCGAGCTCCCCATCACGACGAAGAGCTTCGACAAGAAGCCCCGCTACAACACTCAGATCGGCGTCTACATCAACGGCGAAGCGCTCGGTTTCAATGCCCCCACGGGCTGGGACCTGACGTTTGCGGTTGATCGTTCCAGCAGTGTCGTCGACGACTTCTTCGCCGCGCAGGAAGCGGGCTACTTCGCTGGACTGGACACCCTGACCGCCTCGGTCACGGAAACCATCACCGAAGCCAATGGATCGGTGTCTCAGTATCGCTTCACCAAGGTCATCCTGAAGCTGGATGACGCCGGTAACTACGTCGGCGACGCGAAGGTCAACCAGGCCGTCAGCGCGTTCGCCTCCCGCCGCCTCAAGGTCGCCTGATCGCCATGTCCGAACCCACCCTTACCGTGACGCAGTCCGGTGCCGACCCGGCGCCGGCACAAGCCGCACCCACTCCGGTCGCACCGGCCGCCCCGACGCCGAGCCAGGAGTTCATCGCGAAGGCGAAGTCGGAGGTCATCATCACCGACCAGAAGGGACGGGCCATCGTCCTCCGTAAGCCGGGCGTGCTGGCCCAGTACCGCCTGGTGGACATGCTCGGGCATTCGGCCTCTAACCAGGCCTACATGGGCATGGTCCTGCCGCTCAGCTATGTCGGAAGTATCGATGGCGACGACGTCTCCATCAGCACGAAGCGCGAGCTGGAAGCGCTCATCGTTCGCTTGGACGAAGGCGGCATCTTCAAGGTCGCCGAGGCCGTTCAGAAGCACTTCGGTGAGCAGGATCCGGAGGCGGACAAGGAAGCGCTAAAAAACTAGCGACGGCCCCGACGATCAAGGAGTGTCTGTGGCTGGTAAAGAACGGCATTCCTTTCGACGTGGCCTTTTCGCTGGATGACACGACCCGCGGTGCCTTTTCGATCGCCTTCAGCGAGATGGAAGGAAGCAAGTTCGACTGGGACACCATGGCGTTTGAGGAGCCGAAATGAGGTCCTTCGACAGCTTCGGCTCATTCGAGCAGCACCTGCTACGAGTGGGTGCGGCGACGACCATCGCTCTGCACCTTGGCGTCAAGGAAGCGACGGAAGAGATCGAGAAGGCTGCCAAGGCTGAGATCGGCGTCTATCAGGACGCTGTTCATAGCGACATGGGCGGGGCCGGGACGATAACCAGCGGCGTAGGGCTCATCCCCTCCTGGGCGCAGCTTGCCGAATCGACCGAGCGGAAGAAGGAGATCATGGGATTTCCGCTGGATGCCCCGCTGCTCGCCACCGGTGAGTTCCGAGACACGATCACAAGCGAGGTTATCGGCCTTAAGGGCGTCGTCGGAACGACTGACGAACGTGGTGTTTGGTTCGAACTGGGAACGCCGAACATGCCGCCACGCGCGGTGTTCGCGCCTGCGGCGATTCGGCTAGAAAAGAAGGTCTTGCGGATACTCGAAGACGCGGCGGTAGCAGGCGTTATCGGCGGTGACTGGCTTCATGCCCCGTTGTCGAAGGACTGACAGCGGTTTCGTCGTCTCTGGCATGCGCAAGAGCCAGGAGAGCGATGACAGTCAGGAAGGCAACTTGCCAGGCCGTGCGCTTCCGCTTCGCCGATGCGTCCATCATCAGATCAGGAAGACGATCAGTGTGCCGGGGACCGCAGCGATCGCGGCAAGGGCGAAGAGGATGGCGACCGGTGGCTCACCGGGTCTCGGTGCCAGGGCCTTAGCCAGAGCGTGCACCACGATGATCAGCGCGCCGACACCGACGGCTATATCGCCGAGCTGCTCCCGCACCTTGGGCCAATTCGTCTTCGATGCGGCTTTCGGCTGCACACGAGGGACCGCGTACTGGACGAATGAAAAACGGTCCGCAAACCAGTCCTGAACCCGCATTCGTAAAGGCATTCGCATGTTCGAAGCATACAAGATCGGCGTGCGCATCGGCGTCGTGGACGCCACGGGCGGCGGGATCCTCAAGATCGCCGCCCAGTTCGCTACGGCAGACAAGAGCGCGAAGGGTCTATTAAGCACGATCGAGAAGATCAACGCGGCGACGAAACGTGGCTTTGGGAACTGGGCCGATGGCGCTGCCAACGCCTACGAGCGCGCCAGGCGGTCAGCCGAGAGCTACGCAGCGTCCGCCGACCGTGCTGCGCGCGCTGGCGGCATGACGGCGACGGGTGGCGGTGGCGGTAGCCTCGTGGCTATGGCTGCTTTTGCCGGTGCGCGGGGCGGCTCACCGTTCATGCTCGGAGGCCCTGGACAGCGCCTCCTTGGAAGCTCTTCTGGCGGTGCCATGCAGCTAGGCGGCCCCCGCGGTCCCGGTGGCGGTAGCTGGCCCGCCA